ATTATAAACTTTTTCATTTGTGTCGTTTGGCTCAATGTAAGCCATAACAGCTTTGTCTGTTGAACGTGGAGACATTGTTATTGTCATTGTCTCTGTTCCTACTTCAATAGATTCTTCTTTTGTATTATTCTCTCTGCTTGGTCTTGTGGCAGTACAATCAAAGAATACCCATCTTCTATTTTTAGAATCTCCTTGCCCTTGAAACATTAATGCAAATCTTGCTGTTTTATCATCTGCATTTTCAAATATCGCACCATTTGTATCAACTGTTCTTCCTAAAATTTCTTTTAAGAATTGTTCTGGTGTCATTGCAATTTCTAAATCTCCTGAATATCCTTGATTAGAATTTGCAATAAAATATTTAACATTATCAGCATAAAAAGGTGTTTCTTCCCCTTCTGGATCAAAGTTTAATCCTACTGCTCCTGGCATAGGAAATGGTGTACCATATTTAATTCCTTCTTCTGTTTCTGTTATTTTTGCTACGTAGCATTGTTCAATACCATATAAAACTTTATTGTTTGTTTCTCCTGCCATTATTAATTTCCTCCCTTTAATTTTAAATTTCAAAAAAATAACTTACTTGCCAGACTTTTTCGTCTTGTAAGTAAGTTTCCTCTGTTTTATTCCAGGCTATATCGCCCAGAATTTTATTTTCTATTTTGTTTTGTTCCTCTACGTTCTTATAAATATAAGTGTAATCTAATTGTATAGGTACATTTTTATGATAAACTTTATTGTCTGCCATAAAATTATCTGTATCTATAGTTATCGCTATTAAATGTGGAGGTTCTGTTTCTTCTTCAAATTTACTATAAGCATATTTGAAGCCTTCTTTTTCACATCGTGTTTTTAATTCTTCTAACGTCATTTTGACCTCCTTTTAATTACTGTTGTAATTCTTTTTTCATATAATTTGTTATATTTTTCTTCTATAGGTCTAATATGTGGAATAGCTTTTGTTCTTCCTCCATTTTTTGTAGCATGTCCAAATTCAAGTAAGTGCGTTAATTGATAATTTGTTTTATTATGAATTTTTACAGTATATCTTCCCCTATTTTCTTTACCTCTTTGTCTTGTCCAACCTTTATAATATGGTTTATCTCTACTTCCTTGTCCTCTTGGAGATGTCTGTTTTAGTTCTTGAACAGCTTCTTTTGTTAAAGTATCTGTTGTATCTTCAACATCTTCTGTAATGTCTTCAACATAACTTTCTAAATACTCACTTAAGGCTTTTTGCAAGTCCTCTGGTTTAGTTATCTTTGACATTCTTTATTTTCCTTTCACAAACTAAAATTAGTTCGTCCGTTGTTATTTCTTGAACTCTTATTATTGTGTAAATAGTATTCATATATATAAGTTCTTTTTCATTGTTATAATTTAATGCACTAATTCTTAATCTTAACGTAGGTTGATATCCTGCTTGATTAGCTTCATAATACTCATTAGCATATACATCTTCTACTTTTATAATTGATATTTCTATTTCTTTAACAACTTCTTTTTGCACGCCTATACTATCTTCTTGAATTGTAGTAGATAGTAACTTACAACTTACGTCACGCATTACTATCACTCTCCTCTTTTATTAAGTATTCTTGTGATAAACCTAAATTAGCACAAAGAAGACTATATGTTCTCTGTGCTAATTCTTTTTCTTTTATATCTACATTACCGAAGTTTGCTTTTACATACATAACAATAGCAGACTGTATAAGACTGTCTTTTGTATCTTCACTAGCTGTTATTCCTTGTCTTTTTAAATCTGCTATTCCTGCATTTATCCACATTTTAATTTCTTCATCTTTTAATGTAGCCGTCTCAACAATACTTAAGCATTGTTTTGCTATTTTTAGCAAGTTATCCATATAGTCCTCCTATTTTTGCTAAACTCCTGCTTCTGCTATTATTATTTGTGCAGTAGCTTCTTTTGTTTTTTGTTTACTATCTGTTACAACAACTGTTATATTTTTATTTCCTGCTGTTGCTATTTGAGCATTTGCTTGTACTTCCGTACCGCTTATTTTGAACTCAGCATTGTCTCCTGTACTTTCCTTTAAAGAATATGTATAAGGAGCTGTTCCTCCTGTTGCACTTAAATCAGCTACTTTTGTATTAGCTTCTACAGGTGCTGTAAGTTCTTCAACAGGTGTAATAGTTAATTGTGTAATTTCTGGATCTACTAAGCTACTTTTTTTTTTACTCTTACAAATCCATTGTATTTAGATACAGTACCACCGATTATGCAATCTGCTCTATAAGCAATCATGCCTTTTTTGAATTGGTAATCTGTACTTTCTTGTACTTCTATATCAGAAAATACTGGCATTTCATAGTCAGATAAAGAACCATATATCATAGTGTATTTTCCAGCTGTAGTAGCTGTATCAGATATAGAATTACAAGCAGAATTAATAACAAATGGTACAGCAAGTCCACCATCTTTGTAAGATATTGTTCCTCTCGCTCCATTCTTTGTTATTGCATATACAAATTTTCCATCTGTAGTTTTTACTTTAGCAAATTCTTTTAAGTCTGCTTTAGATAATATTAATGTTTGTGGTGCTTCTACATCTTCACTTCCACCATATGCAAATGTAATTTCGTTTAGTGTGTCTGCGTCTATTCCTGTAAGCTCTATATCTGCAGTTTTTGCATCGATTGGCATTACTTTTGTATCTGCATTATAGATACCTTTTATTGTATTTGTTGTACCTGCACCAACAATAGATTGTGCACCTATTTTTTTCTTTATAGAACTATTTACTCTTTTAGCAATTAGTGCTAAATAATTAGCTGCTGGTAAATTTTTAACTTCTTTTGTCACTTCTATGTAAGATGTTATCTTTGCTCTACCTGTTTCAACATAATCTGTTTCTACATCTATGTCTTTGTATTCTCCACCTTCTGTTGTGTAGTCGCCTTCTCCATATCCTTTTTCAAAAGCTACAGAATAAGACTCTCCACCATTAAGTGGAATAGTATTTAACATATCTACCATCCCAGATACAGCATTGAAGCTTTCTTGAATTTCATTTTTATATTTTTTAGGTACTAAAATAGTGCCACCAGATACGGTAACACTTCTTTGTTCTCCATTGTCAAAACCAATTTTTATTGCTTTACCTTCTTTTAAGTCTTTAGCTCTTTCTTCTATTAGTTCTTTTTCGTCCACTTTTCTTTCCTCCTTTTTTGGTTTTTCAATTTCCTTCGCTCCTTGTAAATTTAGATTTCTTTTTTCTTCTAAATCCTCAATAGCTCCTTTTAATAAACTTCTTTCGTCTATTTTCTCTTCTTTTTTTTCTTTTTCTGGCTCTAAGTCTTCTAGCAATTCAACTTGTTTTCTTAATTCTGCTAATTCTACTTCGTCTTTAGCTTCATTAATTTTCTTTCTTAATTCTTCTTTTTTTTCTTTTAAAGTCATTTTAAATTCACTCCTTATTTTTTTATTTTTGTAGCAGTTCTACCACCGCTTTTATAAAATCTCTATTCCGCTTCTACCAGCAAAAAAAGAAGCAATTCTACCACCGCTTCTCTTGTCAAGTTTATAAACTTAATAACAAATTTAATTTTTGTCTTTCTAATTTTTCTTTTATATAATGTTCTTTTTCTTTTGTATAATCGTCTTTTCCTCTTGCATATATATCTGTAGTATCATAAGCTGGCACATCAACAACAGATACATCAAACAATTGTGCTATCTCTGTTATTCTTCTTACATCATTTTCATAATCCCACTCTTGTTTTCTAACAGAAAAAGCAAAACTCATTTTATCTAATAGTCTTGCTTTTATCATTTTATAAATATCTCTGTTTTGTGTTGTATCTATTAATTTTGCCCTTATTTTTAACCCTTTATTATCTACCGTTAATTCTAAACTTTTATTTCTAGTTCTAGCAAGAATTAAACAATTATCATTATGATTATACTTTAGTACACAGTCACTCATATTGCAGTTATTAAAAGCATCTCTGCTTATTATTTCTTTGCACCAGCCTAAGTCTGTTTCTGTCTCAAAAACTGCTGCATATCCCTCAATTATCATTTCATCTTCATCTGTGTTTTCTAATGCTCTTAGCTCACTAATCCTCATTTCCTTTATTGCTAGTTCCTTGTCCATGATCGTTTTCACCTCCTTGATATTTGTCTGCTAAATTTGCATTTATAACATTTAATGTTTGAAGTCTTTTATTTCCTTCTTCTCCTCCTATTGCTGGTAAATCTAATATTTCCCTGCCTTCATCTACTGTTAATAATCCTAAGCTTCCAGCTTCTTTTATCAAGCTTATTTTAGTATCAGTTTTTGCATACTTGATACGATTTACAGAAAATTCAATACAATGTCCTTCCTTTATTGCTTTATCTCCAAATATTGCATTCGTAAAAGCTTGTCCCATTTGTATTGCACGAGGCTCTAATACACTTTCATAAAAAGCATTCCATTCGTCAGGTGTATATTCGCTCTTTATTATTTTTTCTGAAATCATAAAATAGCCATATATATTTCCATTCACCATTTCTAATTGTTCTTTATTTAATAGAACTGGTTCTAAATTAATCTCTTTAAAGTCCATTCTTGCATCTAATCCTGCCACACCACTTGTACTTTTTAGCAGGTCTTCAATAAAATTATTTCTCATTTCTTGGATGTCAGAATTTTTAAGCATTGCATTAGCAGCTTTTATAATTCCTCTAAGAGATGTACTAATTTTTATTGCATTTTTTATTCCGTCATCTGCTACACTTTGTGTCTCTATAGCACTTAACAAAGTTTCGTTTGTATCTCCATAAAAATCATGATCTATATAATAGTCTCTCAAATGTATTATTCTACTATATTTTATATAATAAATATTTCCATTTAAAAATTGAAATTTTAGCCATATTTCATTTTCATATTCTACTAATGTACAAAATACAGGATTTAAAGGATATAGTCCTCTTAAATAACCTTCATTATCAATATCTATATATATAAATTCATTGTTTTGTGATAACCATAATGCTGTTGTTTTATATAAAAATTGATAAACCGTCATGAACGGATTTGGTTTACAACTTATAATATAGTTTATGTCTCCATTAATTGCATTTTTTAATTGTCCATTTCTTTGATAATGTTTTGGCATCATTTTAGCACAATGTGTAGATATTGCATTTATACATTCTTTTGCTATTATGTTATCTTTTACATTATCAGATATGTCTGTATATGTAGCATTAAAACCACTTAATAGTTGTAGCGTTTGTTCTAATATTTTTTGTTTTTTATTTCCAAATATCATGCTGAACAAACTTCTTTTTTCTTTCTTCATTTTATTCCTCCTGTAACGCTAAATAGTCATTCATTTTTCTATATAAGACAACATAAGCATCTATTAAACTTACAGCTCCATCTATTCTTGCCCTTTGTTTTTTTCCTTTTATTGGTCTTATGTTGTCATTTTCATCTGTTTTAATTGATGTATTTAATAAACACCATTTTGTAATTGGGTTATTATTATAATTTACTTTCTTTTCTTTTAAATCTGCTTCTAATTGTTTCATAGGATTACTCATTGTTTTTGGTCCTTGAATTACTTCTTCCATTTCAAATCCAACTTCTTTCATTTCATTTATCCAATAAACAGATCCCCACGGATCATATCCGATCCATAACGCAGATATATCCATTTCTTCATGCATTTTAAGAAACCATTTAGTTACATCTGAAAAATTTATTTGTGCTCCTTCGCAAACTGTCAAAAGTCCTCTTTCTTGCCATATTTTGTATGGTACTTTATCGTCATTTTCTTTTTCTATTATTTTCTCCTCTGGAATGAAATATTGTTGAAGTATATATTTAGTTCCTTTTTTCATAACAAGTAAAGTTGCACATGTTAAATCTGTAGTACTTGATAAGTCTGCTCCTCCAATTGCATAGTTTCCTTTTATATCTTCTATATTAAAAACATCTTCATTATTTACTGTGTCAAAATCAAGCCATTTTTCTTCGCTTGTACTTCTAATATTAAAATCTTTACAAAGTATACTTCGTTTGCTACTAATATCATCTTTGGCTCTTTCTACTTGCTCAGATAAATATTTATATGATTTTATTGTTCCTATACCGTGGATTAGCTTTTGCCCAACATTTTATGTCCTTCCATTCTTCTGTTTTATCTAATTCATAAAGAACTGGTAAAAATGAGTCATTTTTTACTGTTCCATTTAATACATTATTTGCATAATCATATATTTCATCGAATATACATTCTCTAACGTATCCCGCTGTAGTAATCATTACAACTAAAGGTTGCCTTCTAGAAGAAGTTGACTGTTTCATTACATCATATAAGTTTCTATCTTTAATTGCATGTAATTCATCTATTATTACTAAATGTGAATTCAATCCATCAAGAGTATCAGAGTCACTTGAAAGTGGCTCAAAACTACTAAAAGTAGAAGGCATGTACATATCTGTACGTCTTTTATTTATAATTGCCCTTATCTCTGGCGATTGTGCTCGCATAGCACAAGCACTTTTGAAAGCTTTAGATGCTTGGTCTTTTTTTGTAGCTATTGAATAACATTCTGCTGAGCCTTCTCCATCTGCAATCATCATGTATAAAGCAATAGCTGATAGCATTGTTGTTTTACCGTTTTTTCTTCCAACTAGAAACATCGTTTCATTAAATCTTCTTAGACCTGTATCTCTATAGATAAAGCCAAACAAAGCTTGTATATAAGCTTTTTGAAATAGTTCCAGTTTGATTGGTTTTCCTATCTCTCCTTCTGCTTGTTTGCAAAATGTTTCTATAAATTTAATTGGTCTGTTTCCTGTTTCTTCGTCAAAATAAAAAGGAAGGCTTTTATCATCGCTTTCCTTTAATAATCGTTTATATATTTTCTTTACTTTTTCTCCAACTACAGTCTTGCCTTCGTCAATTTGATTTATATATTCTTTTATATAATTCATTTTTTACCACTTGCTATAAATCGCAGCAAATCTTCCCCTGCATTTTTCTTTTCTTCCTTTGGTAAAAAATCAACAAGCTGTTTTACTACATTAGTATAATTCTTTATCATTGCATTGTAATTTTTACTTTCTACTGACTCTTTATATCCGAATTGTCCCTTTCCATTCATATAGAATTCTTTGACACCGTATTCTTCAATATGTTGTCTGTTTTCTTCTAGAGTTACAGACATGAACGCTAATTCATTAATTAAATTTTCTACTAAAGAATATGTAGACTTATCTAACTTTTTGAAATTTTTACTCAACTTATTTTTTAAAGATTTTATTTTCTTTCGTTTCTTTTCTAATTCTTCTGCAGAAATCTTTTCATTTTCATTGTCTTCTAATATTCCTGCTGAAATCACATTTCCTTCATTCATATCTGCACCTCCTACTACACCCTCACATATATTGCATTTCGATTTTTTGAATGCCCACACACCGTTCTCCCATGTCCGCTTCTTTTTATTGCTATAGGGGGGCTATTTATACTGCGTTGTCTCTTCTTTTATTGGATTTCCTTCTTCATTATAATAAGTTACTGTTGTATAATCCTTTCCTTTTGCATAGTTTATTGCTTTATCTAATGTTAATCCGAAATTTAATATAATACATTTATGTTTTAATCTATTTGTTAAGTCTATTTCTATCTGTTCTAAAGTTTCTTTCTTATAAAGACAGTCTATATTAAATATTAGTATTGTATCTTCGTCCGCTTCTATTACGTTACTTAATTTAAAGCTACTATCTATTTCTTTTATATCTTGTAGTAATTGTTTTACTTTTTCTAATCTTTCTATATCTTTATCGCTTACTAAACTAGCCATAGTTACATACTCCTTTTATTTAATAATTTTCTTAATACTTTATATATAAGCGAATTATGTGTATATTCTGTAATTGGCATTTTATACTTTTTATTATCTGCATAAAAATCTTGATATGTTGTAGTGGTTTCAAATATTCTTTTAATCATTCTTCATCAAATCTCCATTCTCATCAAATTCATATTCCGCTTCTTCTCCAAAATGTTCTTGATTGTGACACTTTTTACAAAGACTCTCTGTATTATCTATATTAAAGAATACATTGTCATCTTCGTAATTTAAGTCTGTAATATATTCTTTATGATGTACAAAATAAGCAGACACATATAACCCGCTTCTTTAAACATCTCTCACATAATCCATTTGTTAATAGTAACTTTTGTTTTCTTAGTTTCTGCCACCTTTTGCTCTTATATTTTTTTGCTATTTCTGGATTATCTCTATATGTCATTATTTATCCTTCTTTACTGTTTTCTTTACTGCATTTTCTGCTTTTACTTTCTTTGTTGCTGTTTCTATCTCTTTTATTTCTTCTACTAATTCTGCATAAGGTTGTCCATTTGCTCTTCTTGCTTTTAGAATCTCTTCTGCTCTTTTATCTTCAAATTCTTTTTCTTGTCCTTCTTTATATTCTTCTCTTGTATATTTATCTGGTACATTTACTAAAAATCTAATCTTCTTCATTCTAATTCCTCCTTCTATATATTCAACTTCATTAATGTATCTTGTTGCTTTGCTGTTCTATTTAACTGCTTTTTATATCCTTGTATCTTACTATTGTCTTTTTTATAGTCTAAACATTTTATTATTGTTAAATTATTCTTTTCTACTATTATTAATTTCTTTTCACATGTAGTATTTTTACATGTATCACATAATTTCATTTATTTTCTTCCATTTCTACTCCTCCTATTTTTTATATTATACTATGCATCGTTTTATGATGCTTTAAATAATCCACTGCACTCCAATAAGTTAGTCCTTTTTCTTTAGCGTGCTTTATGTAATTTGTTGCACTTTCTTTCGTCCATTTTCTCATATCTATCGTCTCCTACATTTCTCTTTACTTTACTGCATTATAATTAAAACATATTCTAATTGTGTTTTTCAATAACTTTTTGTGACCTCTTTGTTAATGTCAATAAGAAATTGTACAAAAAATTGAATTTATTTTGTACATATTTTGTACATTTTTAAATTCCATTTTTTGTACATTCTTATTTTATCATTAACACCTCTTTTATGTTTGTGCTACTTTTTCAAACTTATTTAATGCAATTGCATGCATTTTTCTTGTGTAATCATAATCATAATGCATTTCATCTGCTATCTTCACAAAACTCTTTCCTTTTATGTATCTTTTATACAAAACATTCCTATATGGCTGTTTTACTTCTTTAAGCTGTAATAATATCCTCTTTTGTTTATCTTTTAATTCTAGTATCTCATTAAATAGTTCTTCTTTATCGTCTATATATGTAACTAGCTTTTCAGCCATACTATCTTCTACTTTTCTACTTCCGCTTCGGCATGTCCGATAATATAGATGTTAATTGATTTATTTCATTTCCTCTTTCTATTAAATCTTCCATGTTTTCTCTTATATATTCTTTGTTGTTTAGATAATCTTTCAAGTCTTCTCTTTTCATTTGTCCCTCCTTGCACTTATTTTTCTTTTAATAATAACTCTAATCTCTTTAGCTTTTGTTTACTGTCACTTATATGTGTTGCTAGTCTTGATTTACTTATACTATGTCCGTTCTATCATATTTACTATATCTTCTTCTACTACATCATTAGCATCTATCCAATTATATAGTGCTTTTTCTAATTTTTCTTCTTTTGATGATTTCATATTTATCAACTACTTTCTTAAAATAGTTCTATTCTTATACTTTTTTATAGACTTGTACTACTTTTTTATATTAAGTTTGTTATTTTTAATATGTAACTCTAATAATATAAGTATTTTCATTTTCGTAACTTCTATCAATAGATAATCTTAAATTATGCATTTTATCTATTCCCCTTGCATCTATAGCTATTCCGCCTTGTAAATTGCCTATATGTTCTGTTACTGCAAACTTTACTATATTTTCAAGTGTTTTATTATCTATTAGAGTTTCAAACTGTTGTTGTAGTTTATGATTTAATAATTCGCTTGTTTCTAGTTGTTCTTTTAAATGTTTTATTTCTGCATTACATCTTTTCACTTTGCTTTTTACGCTCATTATTCTATTCTCCTTTCACTTTATAGCAATTTAATCTATTTATTCGCCTCATAAAAAGCTTTTGCAAATCCGTAATGGAGTCATGCTTCTTAGTACTGTTCTTTTACTTAAACCTGTCTTTTCTAAATACCCTTCTGGAATTTGTTTTAAATCTGCAAAATGTTCTACACAACTTACAAAATCCCTGGCACCGCAATTATGTTGGTATTCTCTTGGTTTTACTATGTGCTTTTTTGGTTCTTTAAACTCTCCCCATATAGCTGTTTTTTTAGTATAAGGGTCTCCATATTCAAAAGGGTCAAATACTATGGCAATTTGCATTATACTGTTCATGTGTTAATATTGATTTTATATATATTTTAGTAATATCAAATCCCTCAACACCTAAATATTCTTTATTACTTCTAGCATTTCTATAGCTCTTTACTCTACCAATTTTTAATTTACTTAAAAAATTGACTTGATATTCTACTATATCTCTTACTTCTATTAAGTCTATTATGTTTTTGCTATGTTTTACTATATTGTCTTCATGTACAATACTATTCATAAAATTTTCCTGTATTTCTTTATTGACATCTAGTTCATAATGTAAACCATAGCCACCATGTCTACCTATAACTTTTCCAATAAATCCACTTTTAGTTCTTACATATTCTCCTATTTTAATATCCATATTTACTCCTCTTCTGAATTTTCTAATATAAATTCTTTAACTGTCTGTCCAGTATACTTATATGCTCTATCATCAATATACATTTGTGCTGGCAATTTTCTATTAGTTACTCCTATTAAATTTGTTTCCTTCCAAAATGTTTCATTATCATTTACTCTTACTGCTTCACACCAGAAACCTTGTTTATTCCACCAATTAATTATTTGATATGGCTCTCTAGTTGAACAAATAAATACTGGTATTCCTGATTTTTGTAAAAATAGCATTAAATCTAATACTGTTGGATTAACTTCATCATATATACTTCCATCTTGCCAACCTCTGCTGTATTTATGTATAACTCCATCAAAGTCAAAACATACTGCATGTCCTTTTTCTAATTTCAAATCTAACTTCTTTACTTCCATTTTTCTCTACTCCTTTGCTTTCCTTTCAAAATATTGTTTTATACAATTAATACAAGTTATATCTTGACCTGTTTCTTGTTTGCATTTTATATAAGCACTATTGCAAATATCTTCTTCTACATCTATATTTTGAAATATAAAATCTGCCATTAAATCTATTTGCTTTTTTAGTTTTATATTTTCTCTATCTGCTTGAATAGTATTGTCTAATGTTTTTTGATATAAATATTTATACTTTTCTATTTCTTTATCTTTTTCTTGTAGCATAGATAATACTATTTCTATTGCAAGACTATCATTATCTAAACTTGCAGTCAGCTGTATTGTATTTATATCTCCATTCTTTCTTGCTTCTTTTATAATTTCTTTGTTATCTTTTATTATCTGCTTACATCTTTCTATTGCTTTTTCTTGTTCAGTTGTCATTGCTTGTCCTCCTTATTCTACTTTGTATAAACGGCTTTCTGATAATTCCCACTCAAACTCTGTAAAGTCATCATTACTTGTTCTTATCCTATCAAGTAAATCTATCTCTGTTATTCTGCGATATTCTCCTTCTCCATCTTTCCAATAATAGTCTTTAATTTCTTTTTGTTCTAAAATACATTGTATAATTTCTTCTAACATTTCTTTTAAAGTTATATGCTTCATTCTCCCAACCTCCTTCCACACATTGGGCAGTAGTTTATGTCTATTACTTCCTTTTTATAAGAATTAGTATCAACACTTAAATAATAAAAATTTTCATCACATACATTTCTTACTATCTTTATTGTTACTCTTTGATTTTTTCTTATATTTCTTTTTGCTTCATTTTCAATATCATCTATCTCACAATACTTACACATTTTTATTTTCTCCTTCCAAAAGTTCTTGTAAAACGTTTATTACTATTTTATCTACTATTATCCAGTTTGGATGTCCAACGTCTTCTTCCATTTTTTTGTTGTATTCTTCTATCTTATCTTTTACTTTTTGTTTTGGTATGTAATTGTCGTCTACATAATCTAAATCTAGCTGTCTATTAGCTTTCTCTAGTTCTTCTTCTAATTCTTTTATTCTATTTTTATCTTGTTCTCGTTCTGTTAATATGTGTTCTACATCATCTGCTAAGTTATATTTCCCTTCTTCTGTTATAATATCGAATACTTTAAGTTCATTTTCTCTAAAGTCATTAATTAAATTTGTCAATCTCTCTTCTATTTTTGCAAAATTTTTGTCGTTTACTCCTTTATCTAACCCATGTAACTTTTTATCTTGTTTTGATAAATTTCTTTCATAAACAGATAATTGTCCTCTCAAATAATTAATTTCTGCTTGTTTATTCTTTAATTTTATTTCTAAATTTTCATTTTCTTTTTTACATTCATTACACATTTTGCTTAGTTGACTAATAAAAAAAGTTGGATTTTCAATAATATTGTCTATTATTTCGCCTATACTCATTTGTTCTTTTTCATTTTTATATAAATCATCATTTAGTCCATGCAACTTTCTTGTTGCTCTTAGTTCTTCATTATCTAAATCAAATGCCATAATTCACTCCTCCTTCGTTTTTATTTTTCTGGCATTGCATATATAATTGCATTTTTAAGCAAGTCGTTTAAAAAATCTGCACTTGCTGTATTACTCATACTTTTATATTGTTCAGTATTAGCATAGCATTGTACTATTTCTTTTAATACTTCTTTTGCTCTTTCTTCTGTTGAATAAGTTCCGAGTTTTTCTCTTTTACTATTTGTTTCATAATATATTTCATGTGGCAGTTTTCCAGTTCCATCTAAATCTACTACTATATCAATGCTTTCAACATTGTTAAAATTCACTATCATATCTTTAGCTTGATTTACTATTATCATTCCTTTTCCTCACTTTCTACTATATTTATCTCTTGTCTATCTTCTATTGCACTATTCATACATATATATCCTGCTATAAAGCCGTATTAAGAATACACATATCAATACAATTGTTAGTTCTATATTCTTTTCTTGTTTAAATGTTTCTTTACTGTAATACTTTGTTTTATCTTTCATCTTTTACCTCCAAATCTTTTGTTAAAAATTTATAAGTGTAACGTGGATTGTTCTGCCTTTCTCTTAATTCTTTTAAGTTTTTCAACGCTTGTATTAAATCTTTTTCTATAAATTTATTTTTATATTTATCTGCAAATGTATCTTTTAAAGACTGTATAACATCTTGTTCATTCTTTATTTCTCTTCTTTCTTCTCGTACTGTTTTTAATAACTTAATTATTTTACAAGAATCTACAGCATTAAGATTATGATTTTCTATATAATGTAATATCTCTTGTTGTTTTATATCTGCTATACTTAATTCATTATTTAATTTTTCTAGTCTTTTATCTATATCTTGAAAAAATGCAAGCATTGTTTTCAATAAGTCTTCTATTTCCATGTTATTTCTCTCCTGTTTTTTAGTCAATTCTTGGTATATGATTATAATTCTGTTCTTCTAACTCTATCTGCTCTGCTTTCTTTAAATATGCTATGTCTTTTCTCATCTGTTTCTTTAATACTTTTACTCTTGACTTTTTATCATTTAAGCTATGTTCTATTTGTCTTTTTTCTTCTTGCCTTTGTTGGTTCGACATACTTTTATATTCTTTTGCTAATCTATAGCCGCTTCTACTACTGCTATATATAACTACTCTTCTATTTTTTAATTCGCTTATTTGTTTTCTTATTTCTCTATCACATAATCCTGTTTCTTCTTGCAACTGTTCTCTTGTTTTAAATTCATGTGAGTTTAAGTATTTTTCTATTGCTAGTTCTTTCATTCGTTCTCCTTTCTCCTGTATATTTTATTAATCCTAAAACAATATACTTGAGTATTCTTGCTCTATTAACATTGTCAAATGCTAATAATTGTTCTTTATTTATTTCTAGCATTTTTTACCTCTCTATATTAATAAATTCGCTATTTATTTTATTGAATTTCAATTTAAATGATCCTGTGTTTCCTGCTCTTTGCTTTTGTAAATCTACTGTTATAATATTGTTATTATCTTCCTCTTGTGGATATAAAAAAATTACATTATCTGCATCTTGTTCTATTGCTCCACTTTCTCTTATATCTGCTAGCGTTGGTTCATTTTTACTTGCATTTCTATTTAACTGACAAAGTGCAATGATTGGTATTTCAAGTTCTAAACTTAATAATTTTAATGTTCTAGAAATATCTGCTACTTCTTGCTCTCTGCTTTTAAAATTTCCTATATTTCTGACTAGTTGTAAATAATCTATAACTAATAAGTCTAATTTTTTTCTATTTTTCATCCTTCTTGCTTCTATTTCTATTTGCTGTATTGTATTTGTTTTTGTTAATATATTAATTGGAATTTCTGTAATTTCACTACATGCTACAGATACTTTAGTCATTTCTTCGTCATCTAAGTCTCCATTTCTAATCTTTCTAGAATTTATTTTTGTTCTTTTTGATAATATTTTTTGTATTATTTGTTCATCTGACATTTCTAAACTTACATATGCTACAGATTTATTTTTACTTGCTATTTTTTCAGCTAGCTGTAACGCAAATGTTGTTTTTCCAACTCCGTGGTCTTGCTCCAATTACAGTAAATTCTCCTTCATGTAACCCATCTGTTAATGCGTCCAAGTCAAAATATCCTGTATAAAAGCTGTAATCTTTTTCTTTAGTTATATTTCTTTCTATTAAACTGACTGTTTTTATAACTTGACTAGTAAAATCTTCTTCTTTTTTTGTTTGAAATTCTATATTTTGTAACTCAGAAATAACTTTTTCTATATATAAATCTATATTATCTTCTGTTTGTATTTCATCTTTTATTTTGCTCGTTAAGCTAATTAATTCTCTTTTCTTTGTATGTTCTTTTAAAATTTTATAAATAGTTTCTGAGTTACTGCCACTTATAAAATCTCCTAATGTTGATAGATATGTTAGAATTTTTTTATCATTTTCATTTATTTCATTTTCTATTGTTAGCATGCTTACGTCTTGTTTCTTAGCATTTAGTTTATTTATTGCTTGTATAATTTTTTTATTTGTCGGATTTATAAAATCTTTCTCTGTTAAATCAAATTGTTCTTTTCCAAAAATAATGTAAAAAAGCATTGCTTTTTCAACTTCTTCATTATCCATACCTTTTTCCTCCATTTTTAAGCTTTTCCAAATATTCTTCTTCTGTTAGTTTTACTTCTTCATATTTTGTTTTATCCTGTTTTCTAGTCATCTCTTCATCTTCCCATCTTTTTTGGTTCAACCATGTACTAGGATAAGGAATATATTGACCTTTTTCTTTCAACCAATCCTTGCTTCCCCTAAATTGTTCCAAACTACTCATCATAGAACTAAACAATTCACTACTTGGCTTGTTTTTCTTAAACCATTTTTTCACATCTTGTTTTTTGACCTTTTTAGGATAATCTTTATAAAACTTCTCAAATTGTTCTTCCCACAAAGGTTTTGTAAATTTTTCTTGCTCCTTTTGGTCAAGGTCATCTTGACCATATATATTATTATTTATATCTATCTCTTTCTCTATATCTATCTCTGGTGTACTTTTGTCTGGACATTTGTCCGACGCTTGTCCTAATACTTTTATTTCTTTCTGTATTTTAGCTCTATAATTTCGCTTTCTATCCGCTTCTGTACTACTCTCTCCTATAAAGTTTTGTATATCTAGCATATATATTGCCCCATTATCTAATATCTCTATTAATCCTAATTCTTGAAATATTTGTAATGCTTTTTCTACTGTTCCTATTTGATGTCTTACAACCTGTGCTAATGCCGATGGTGTATACGGTATCAAGTCTTTAAACATTAATTTTCCTGCATTTTTTAAACTTCTTAGATATAATTTCATTAAAATATCTGAATACAAATATCCATCTGGCATATTCTGTAGAATAATCATTTCTTCACTGTCAAAAAAGTTTTCTTTTAATTTTAAATAATAATATTTTTTATTATCTGACACTTTTCTTTTGCTCCTTTCCAAACAAGGCTAGACAAAATCCTGTCTAGCCTTAGATGTTAATTATCTTCTATTATTTCTACATCTTTTATATGATATGTACCACAACTATTCCAAGCTATATATCCTCCGTCATGTCCATAATGTAATTTCACTTCTTTTCCTATTGCGTTCTTTAATTTTTCTACTAATTCTTTTTCATTCTCATAAACTAGATATGCTGTTTCGTCACTTTGCGTAGTATATCCACTAGATTTTAGATATACTTCATATCTTCTAAACCATTTTCCTTCTAAGTCTACAGCAGTGATAACCCCTTGATGTGTCCCTTCTGTTTGCGGATAATCAATAAATCCATGAACACAACCAAATACTGATACACAAACTGTAAGTATTAAAAGAATTAATCCTGTCACTTCAAAACCTATTACATGTTCATAACTAGCAGATGCTATACAAAAAAATACCATACTTAAAATAAATAATATTATTGATAAAGCTATTATCATCTTAAATTCCTCCTACAAATAATTTTTTCCAAATATAGTCATGAAATCTTCATGACTATATTTCTTTTCAAATGCTGCTTGTCCTTGTTGTTTTAGTTTTAAATCTGTAAAATAATTATTATGTACTGACAAATTGCTTATTGTATGACAATCGTCACACAGATATACTACTAATCCATATTTCATACTTTGTTTTCTATTTCTACCGAAAAAAATTTCATGTCTATTTACTTGTTTGATTTTTCTATTACATAAAAAACAATGTTCTTCATCATTTGTTAATATACTTGTTCTGTTTCTCTCTAGTTTATTTATTCTTTTACTTCTTGCTTTCAACTTTTTTTGTGTTTTGTAATCTTTGTATTCACAAGTTGAACACTTTTCCACATCTATCTTTTTCTTTAGTTTTAAGCAATAAAAATACTTTTGATACTTTTTACTTCTTACTCTAAAATGTCTACACTTTATCATCTTATTGCCTTATTTCCTCCATCTATTCTTTTTTAATTCTTCTGGTATTACATAATTTTCTATATATTCCTTAGCTGGCTCTATATGTTCATCTCTAAAGTCTGTTATTCTTCTTACTCTTAAATCCCATTTTAAGTCACTCATTATTTGTCTTTCTGCTCTATTTCTTACATCTTTATTTTGCCAATCTTCTAACTCTGGTGGTAATTCTACTTCTTTATTAACTTTGTTTATTATCATTGCTCTTATTTCGTCATAAGCTCTACAATTACCGCCATTTTTTCTTTTTAGTAACTCTTCAAGTTCTTTTATTCTTTCTTTTAGTTTTATATTTTCTTCCTTTACATCTTCCATTAAAAATGCCCCCCTAAATTTGACTTTTAGATTCATCTTTGCTAAAATATACAAAGATAGCGTTATTTATGCGTTGTTGTTGAAGACATACAATCGTGGTCGCCAAACTTTGATTGTGTATGTCTTCTTTTTTGTTCATTTTGTTTTTCTTTTTGTATTGCTAAATACATAATACTAAATACTAATATTGCTAATGCTAAACTAAATGGCATTTGACATCCTCCTTTCTTTATAGTATAATGATAATCATAAGGAGATTATTGAAATAGTTTATCCATTGGTGTATGTAACATTTTTGAAAGTATTTTTCCTTCTTCAATGGTTATTGGAACACTTCCTTGTTCCTTTTTGTAATATGTTCCAGTTGTTTTGAAGCCTAGCTTTTTAGCAATATCAATGACTGGTACATCTTGTAGTTTACGTGTATTTCTTAATATTTGATACATAATTTTCTCCTTTCTATTACCGTCTGGCGATATATTATCATATTACGGTTATATTGTCAAGAATATTTTTAATTTTAATTATAATTTTTTTAGGTAGGTGTATTTTATGAATAAAGATACTATTGCAGGACATTTACGTTTGCTCAGAAGCAAAAAATTTACTCAAGCCGAATTGGCTCAAAAATTAGGTGTTACTACTGCTTCTGTATCTAAGTATGAAATGGGTGAAGTAATTCCCGATATAGAAAAATTGATTAAATATTGTTTAATATTTAATGTTAGTCTCGACTATATTGTTGGATTATCTGATAATACAGATGAAACAGTAAAGCCTATTGAATATAAACCCGACGAAATCGAATTATTAGAATTATTTAAACAGTTACCAGACAAATACAAGTATGAAGTAAAAGGATATATAAAAGGTATAATATCCTCTAATAATTAAAGTATTGGCTATTATCGTCAATACTTTTTACAAAACTTTTTTAAATATTTTTTTGCATAGAAAAAACGTTGATTTCTCAACGTTTATCAGATGTTTTTTCATTCTTTTTATGGTTCTTATTTTTAATATAATTATTATTCTTTAATATTATATTTAAAGCATTTGTTAAATTATCTTTAAAGAGATATTTTACAATTAGTCTTACTAAAACAAATACTTCTGCTATTCCACCAGTTATAAATAAATTAAATGTTGAATCAGAATATTTCAATACTTCGCAACCTTTTAAGATAAAAATAACAATTAATGCTACTAATTGAATTGCCAGTACAATAATTAAAATAATCGCATATTTTTCTTTTAGTTTTTGATCCTTTTCAATATTAGATATAAATAACTCTAATATTTTGTCATTCATATCCCATTTTTTAGAAAGTTCATCTATTTGTTTTGTCGGTTCCTTCTCTATTTTTGATACTTCTGCTGATTTATCGAATAATTTCATCACAATTTGATACTTATTCTCTTCTGTTCCTTTTGCAGGGTAATTATTACTCATAATAAGCCCAATATATCTAATCTTACTGTCATGGCTGAAACTGAAACGTCAAAAATTTGTGCTAACTCGTCTATTGTATTTTCATTACGTATCTTTTCTAAAAGCATTTTATTCATAAGTAGTGCCCCCGCAAAATAATCTACTTCTCTTTCTCTTGCTTTTTCTTCCTCTATTTCAGCTTCATTTTTTCCTACTGTTCTATACATAATGTCTATGTGAACTTCTTCTTTTTTTAAAAAATCTTGATGTAAAAAATAATGTCCCAGTTCATGAGCTACTGTAAATCTTTGTCTAACCCTAGCATCATTTTTGTTTATTAAAATATCAAATTTGTCTTCTTCTTTGTTGTATCTTATCGCACCTGATACTTTCCTTTCTAAATCCCCCTCATAAACCTTTATATCATTTGCATTTGCTATCTTTATAACGTCTACAGGGATTTTATACATATCATTGTTTAGTAATATGCTAGAAGTTAACTCTTCAATGTTTTTATTTATTTTACTCATGCCAATCCCTCCTTTTTATATGATATTCAATATTTTTTTATTTTTATACCTATATTTTATCATAAGGAGTATCTCTGTCAAGATATTTCTTTATATTACTGCATTTTGTCTGATAAACTTATTCAATTTTCAATGTACTGTTTGCAATTCTTTAATTTTTGTTATATAATATTAAAGAATTGATTTACTAAATTCATTTGAACTAGATTTGTTTAGCGACTGTATCTAGTTCTTTTTTCTTGCATTTTATTCTTGCTAAAGTTACTATGTGCCAAATATAAAGCTTGTCATACTTATCCATTTTTACATCTCCTTTACCAGTTCTTTTATTCTATTTAAAATAATACTATCTGCTCTATATGTATTTGAAGTTACTAGATAACTTACTTCTTCATAAAAGTTTCTTAATATCTTGTTTTCTTCACTTACTTTCTTCGATAAGTTTCTATATTCAACTACTCTATTTTCTGCCTCTTTTAATGCTTTAGTTCTTGCCTTAATAGCGCTTTCCAATTCTTTCTTTTTTCTAAAAAGCATTATTTTTACCTCCTTTCCTTCTTATTTTTCTAATAGCCACAATGCAAACATACCAATAAAAACTCCATTTAATGCTAATACTGTTATTGTTTTTAAAAAGATTTCGCCTACTTTACAGTATATTTTCTGTTCCTTACTCATTTCTTCTCAACTCCTTTCTATTCTTGAATTTGATTTAAAATACTTTTCATGTTAATTACTGTTGTCTTTAATTTTGCATTTTCTTCTACAACTTGGTCATATTGTTCCCTTGATACTACATTATTGTCATAGACTTCTATTTTGTAATATCCCTTTTCTGTCATTACATGCGGAATGTTTCCTATTCTACATTGTCTTTTTACCTCTTCTACTCCGCATTCCACTTTGTCTACTATATTCTTCTGCACTAACATATTTTGGTATTGCCATATTCTCCCTCCTAACTTATTTTGCTTTTTATTTACCACCGTGCTATAATTCTGTCGAAAGGTGGTGGTTTTATGTCTGATATTCAACTTTCTAAAGATGATGACTTTCTTATCTGCACTTTGTATAAGAACTTTCTTGAAAAAGTAAAAAATGGTTCTTCCAAAACTGAAGCTCGTTGGCTTGGGTCTTCAGATGAAATTCAAGAAAATTTATTGACTAACTGGTCTAAAGATGATGTTGCAACAGCTTGTTGGGAATTAGATTCTAAGGGTTTATTAGAATGTTCTCCTGGAGATGATATCGCCTATACAACATATCTTACCGATGAAGGTATTATCTATATGGAAAATCGCAAACTTAATACAATAAATAAGATTATTGATTACATTTCTAAACTTAAACCTTAGGAATATCTCTATCGGTTACATACCAATCATTTGCGATTAAATCATTAGCATCAGGTTGCCAGCCTTTGCCTGGTAGCCTTCTATTTTTTATATCAACTATCATTATTCTGTTAAAAACATCATTTGTAGGAATAAATGCTAAATAACTAATACTTTTTCTTGCCATCATCTTATTTTGTTTCAAACTTTCTTTTACTACCTCTTGAATATTCATACTAGTTCATCTCCTTTCTTTTCTTGCGATTGTGCTGTGCTTTACTTTTTTATTTAAAATTTGTTATAATTACCTCGAAAGCGAGGTAATTATATTGAATAAAGATTTTAATAATTTTTTATCTGGTATTGACAACAAGCAGTTAATTCTAAATTCAACAAAATATCTTTCAAAATCAAGTTATAGTGATGATAGCGAAAAACAATTAGATTTCAGTGTTGCAATCGCAAAATCTATGTTAGAACAATACCATCAATGGATTAATTCTTAATTTTTAGAGGTGTCAAACGTCTTCTTTGATGCCTCTTTTAGCGTTTTATTTATAAATCGCTCATCATCTTCATTGTATCTTTTAAGTAATTCTTCTCTAAATTCTCTATCGTTTAATAATTCTTGTTTTATTTCTTCTATCTTCATACCTTCCTCTTTTTAACTCACTTCTTTTGTTTCATTTTCTGAAAGTTCATTTCTAAAAAAAATTTTTTCAACTTTTGTTTTCAAAAAACTAGATATCTCTAAAGCTTCATTTACTGAAAACTTTACATCTCCATTTTCTTTTTTAAAATAATTACAAGGAGATTTATTGATAACTTGTGCCATATCCTCTATTGTATAGCCTTTTTTCTCTCTAAGTTCTTTCAATCTTTCATACATTTTACAACTTCCTTTCACTTTCTGAATGCATTTTATTTCATTTACTGAAAATTGTCAATACTTTTTATAAAAATTTTCAAATATTTTTTCATTTACTGAAACATATTTGATTTTTTCATAAAATGAAAGTATAATAATAAAAGAAAGGTTGGTATAAGTATGGTTTTTGGAGAAAGAATAAAACAATTGCGAACAGAACATCAATGGACACAAGAATATGTATGTGAAAAATTGAATATATCTCCTGGCGCTTTATCTAGATATGAAACAAGTATGTACGAGCCAAAATCATTGGAGTTAGTAAAAGATTTTGCTAATTTATTTGGTGTATCAACAGATTATTTGCTCGGCAAATCCGACATACGTAATCCTGAGGAATATAAATATGCCTACAATCGTCCAAAAGAAGCTGAAGGACTTTCTGATGAAGAAGTAAATGATGCATTAAGATTCTATAAAGAAATGAAAAAGAAAATAGAAGGAGAAAACAAATAATAAGGAGTAATTTTTATGACCAAAAAACGTTCAGTTGCTACTCAAAGCAATTTGGACACAAAAGAAAAAACCTATAAAAAATTAATAAATTTTTATAAAATTGCTATTGACCCAAGTTTTATAGATACACGAAAAACCTCTTCAGAAGTCTTAAAAGAGTATATTTTTAAAGCTTTTAAAAATCAAACTTTTAATTTGGAAGATGTAATAATTGAAAAGATTGAATTAGACGACAATTATTTTTTTGGAAGTATTTGCAGAAGAAGTGATTTAGATATATTGACAGAAGTAAAAAGTGTTTATGATGAAAAAAGTATAAAAAATGCTGACATAATAATAGAAAGTTATACTTATTTTTTAATAGATTTAAACAACCTTTCTATGTCAGTCATAAAAACACAGAAAATACCTAGGTCTGATGAATACATAAAAGACTTAATATTAAAAATATCACCATTAAATGTTGTTATAGCACCATTCTTAAAAAAAGAAGAAGAAATAAAATCTATGCTCGCTAATTCATTTTCATTGACATTTTATGATAACTCAGATAAATATATTGGTCTAAAGCAAAGTAGTTTATTTGATTGTGAATTTGGAGAACTAACTATTAAAGCTAAGCTTAAAAACAAAAATAAAAATATTATGAGAAATTTGATAAATACTTTTAAGGGAAACTCAGACATAAAATCACTATCAGCATCAACTGATAGTGAAGATATAGACTTATTAAAAAGTTCTTTTACCAAACATGTAATAATAGAATTATCAAAAGACTATAAAAACGATTTAGATAGAATAAGACGAACTTTAGCTAAAGAATTATCTGTTATCGAAACACAGTCTATATAAATAATATGCAGAAAATAAGGTTTCTTCTAATCCTAATACAAATAGCAATGCTATAAACTCATTAGGAATTTGTATTATCCAAATAAAAATACAAATAGATAAAAAAATCATACCTAAACTTATAGATCTTCTAAATACTGTTTCATGTTGGTGTTTTACAAATCTTCTCATATAATCAGTATTTTTAGGTATAGTTGCGAATATAGTTATTGCTGTAAGAAGAAATCCAATTAGTGTCCCTGATATTTGGATTATTGTAGCAATATCATAATCTATTGTCTTTAC